TGGTTGCTGTCTGATACCTGAGTCAGTAATACCAAACTCTGCTTTCTTCTTCTCAATTCTACCACCCATCTCACCTACAGTAATGTTACCATCACCATCAGCATCTAGTGGTGCATTACTATTGTATGCAGCAGAAGGTGAGCTGTATAGCACAGCGTTGTTGTCCTTGCTAGCATAAGCAGGAGCAAATACTACAGAATATAGTTGACCAGCAGTAGCACCTTGTGGCAAATTCCAATGGTCAAAATACTTCTCAACATATTTCATTTGTTGTGCTCTTGTCATTGACTTGAGTGCTGCTTGTGTTGTGCCAACTGCTCTAGCACTATCAGCACTGAATTGAATCAATCCAACGTGTGTGCCATTGTCTGATGCTGGATTCAAACCAGACTCAGATGCCATCAGTCCTAGCAAGTCACCTTCTTTGATGTTAAATTTCTGTGCAACTCTAGTCACTTCCGCCAAGAACTCGGGGTCGTTACCTACTAGTTGTGCTGCCGATCCAGATAGAGTAGCACCTTGGAAACCACCACCTGATGACATAGTTCCTGCCATAGCAGGACTACCAAAGAAAGATCCAAGCAGTGAACCAAGTCCGTCTAGAATTCCTCCACCACCAATAGATATTTTACCAGCAGCGTTGCTAATTCTATTCAATCCTTTGCCTAGCATAGAACCAACAGCAAAGTTTGCAACACCAAACATTCTTTCAAGTGGTGCTACTTCTTGCTCATAGAATGGTTTGATAGGTCCAGCAACTTCACCAGATTTAGAGATCACTTTTCTGGTGATGCCTAACATGAATGGAGCAGCTGCGATTGCACTATTGTCTACCTTTGCTGCATCATCAACAGCAGTTCTACCTTCCGATGATGTTAAAGGAATGATTGCCTCTGGACCTGCTTCACCTGCAATGATAGCACCCGATGCTAACTTCTCTTCGGGTTCAGGATCAAGTGAACCGAGACCACCAGATTGATCAGCAAATGATGTTGGTGCTCCTGCTGCTTCTTTTACTTCTGGTGTTGAGTTAGTAGGATCTTTTGGTGCTCCTCCAGTGAGTGCATCATACAAGAATCCACCGACCATATCACCAAGGATACCACCAGCAACTGTACCAACAAATGGGATAGGAATCAATGTACCCAGAGCACCACCCAACGTAGCACCAACTGCTTTTGCTGCTGCTCTACCTACTGGTTCACCCAGCATCAGTGAGACAGCAAAGTCAATCAAACCTCCAAAGATAGGGATGCGTTTTATAATAGGACGCATGATACCTAGTGCTGCCTTCTTGACAAATGCTTGTGTTGCTTTAACAGCAGCAGACTTAGCAACTTTCTTGCCACCCAATCTTAATGCTGTTCGGGTAACAACTCTACCCATGCCACGTCTACCAACCTTGGCACCTTTGCCCAACCAGTTGCCACCATCCAATAGATCTAGACCGAAGTCTAGAAGATTAAAACCACCATCATCTTCTTCTTTCTCTTCTTTATCTCTCTCGAAACTATAACCCATGGTTCTAGTCATGGATTGTTGAGCTTCCATTCGTGCTTCTTTTACAGCAGCACTCTCATCCTCTCTTTGTTTCTGAATAACCTGAACCAGTTTTTGCTGGATAGTATTATTCTCTGTCTGGAGTTTATTGTTCTCCTCAATCTCCTCTTTGGTTTGTTCTGTGGTGTTGTTTACTTCGATCGTAACCTCATCTGTGAGGTCACCCTTCATCGTCCACCAATCATCAAACGCTTTGCTCAGTCCACCAATTGATTTTGATATTTTATTGCCTAGTCCTAGGTTTTCTCCCTCTTTCTTTTGAGGAGCATCTGCACCAAGAAAAGGTCTTACTTTTGCGGTGAACCTTTCATCTCTGCTGAGTGCTGGATCTTGAAAGTCTTGTGGACTCCTAGAAAATCTACCTTTCGTTCTGGCAATAGCATCACCACCAAAGTTAAATGCTGCTGCCTTTTTGAGATAGAAAAGATTATCTTTCTCTGCTCCACCTGCTTCCTGGTCTGCACGTCTTGCTCTTGCTGCAGCAGTAAAAGTAGAACCAATTCTACTACCTAGAGCAGCTGCAACAGATTTTCTGCCTGAGTTGATCCCAGGCATCTTAATTACACGATACTTCTTCTCTTTTGGTTGTACTTTAGACTCACTTGGAAGTGGTTCAGGATCTGGTTGTCCTTTCTCATCTTCCTTGTAGATAGATTCCAAAAGAGGATCCAGCATGTTCTCATCGAACCCATTCTCCATGCGTTCGATGAGTTCCTCAAGACTCTTTCTCCTTTTTGGATCTGCCTCAGCCATTCGCTTGCTTTTGTTTTTCTTCTTGTTCTTTAATCCACTGGTTAAGCATGGAGATGTAAACCTCACGCTCCCAAGGCATCATGTCATTGATTTCGTTCAAACTGTATTTATGATGCTGCATTAAAGCAAAGTTTGTCTTATAATAGTTCGCCAGGTTATTATAAAACAAACTCACCCGAAAAAACTTTGCAGTCCTTCCAATACATACTCAGATTCAACACCAGTGTTAGGATTAGTGAGTGAGAATTTGTGTCTCAATACTGGCATGGTTGCAAAGAAGTTCTGCACCGACTCGAATTGTTTTTGTGTTAGAGACTCTACAAACTGAACAAATTCTTTCTTAGTTGTAGTGCTAGAGTCATAGACATCTTCTTCATCAAAGATCTGCTCAATACAATCAGCTACCAAACTGAATACCTCATCGACATTGTTCATGTCACGACCAATCATTGTCAGGTCAACAAAAGTATCCATGCCAGGGTATCGCATGATCACACCCAGTTTATCAGTCAACATAATTTTAGTTGAATGATCTTCAGCAAAATCAACTTCGATTGTTGTTAGATCAATGGTGTAATCTACTTTAGTTTCATTGTCATCATTACATGTGATCTTCATCTGTACTTCTTCACCGACAGAGACTGCTCGGATACGAAGGAATAGATACTCAAGATCAAATGTTGTCAGATCTTCCAACTTAATACGAGAGAGCACACATGCCTTCACGATATCTTTGACTGCCTGCTTAACTTCCTTTGGATCTTCACTCTGTGTAGCGAGTAGCAGAATCTTTTCTTCTTTTACAAGGAAGGGTCTGTACTTAATCTTCTTCTTTGTGGATGGCAGTGTCAACTCATAAGTTGGTGTAGCAATAGAAGGTAATGCCATAATGTTTTAATCCTATAGTGTTGATTTACTAATGTTGTTATAAGAAACGACGTGTTTGGAATAGTAGAAGTTTGCAGTCACCTTGGTTGCTTGCGAAGCACCAGCAGACAATGGCACAGAGTCAATAGAATATGGATACACATCCAACAAAGTATAAGAGATAGGTGCTCTACTATTAGCACCAAACTTTCCTTTCTCTGTCTTAGTGATGGTACATGTTGCTAGATAATTCTCTGGGTAAGAGAGTCTAACACTTCTATGATTGGCAATGTTGTTGCCTTCATTTGCTTTGTCTTTCTGAGAAGAGAGACTCAGACCTGTGTTGTTAGTAGGTGCAATTGGTTCTATTGTAGCACCACCAGATGATTCTTGTGCATAGTTGTATTCATTAAAAATACTACCATACCAAATGTTCAAGAACTTAAGTGGTGTCATGTCAGCATCACAAATCCATCCCAACTGGAAGTCGGTAAAGATTCTGGTGTGAGGGTAACTAACCTGACCTTCTCCCAAGAATCTACCAGTTATCTGACCAGTAGCAGCAGAGATGTTAGGTAGTTGAGCTTCATCACAGAAATACTTAATGACCATGCCTTTGGAATTGACACCGCCATTGAATATATTTCCAGAGATTAATCCCTCTTGGTTCTGATCACCAACACCTTGGTTCCCTCCCAGTTGAAGGTTGAAACCAAATTCGTTTAGTCTGTCTACTAATTTGGTATTACTATTACCAACAGTAGGAAAACTCCACTCTACATCATAATTATTGCTGTAGGACAGACCACCATGTGCGGCGATCGTATCCATGAAGTTCTTAACTGACACGCTAAATAATTGTGGTGGTATATTTATATTTATGGCATATTCAGGGATCTATAAACCCAAACATCCACAGAAGTACAAGGGTAACCCTACCCGTATCATTTATAGAAGTCTGTGGGAAAGAAAGTTTATGTATTTCTGCGACATGAATACCTCCATAGTTGAGTGGGGTAGCGAGGAAGTTATCATTCCTTATCGTTGTCCAACAGACGGACGAATCCACCGCTACTATCCTGACTTCTATATTAAAGTTGTGTCTAAGTCAGGCATGATCAGTAAATATCTGATCGAAGTTAAACCCAAGAAACAAACGAAAGCACCGAATGAGAATCCAAAACGTAAGACTGCCTCTTGGAAGAGGGAAGTCCTAACTTACGCTAAGAACCGCGCTAAGTGGTCCGCAGCGGAGGACTTCTGTGAGGACAGGCAGATGAAATTTTTAATCCTCACCGAAGAACACTTAGGAGTCTAAAATGGCACAGGGATTTAAGTCTATCCAGCGCAATAAGACTTATACCAAAAACGACACGCTGTTTCAAAGAGTTAGCAACCTAACTAACGGAGAAAAGAAAACCCTATCGTGGTACAGAACTGCTGTCAAGCAAGCAGCATCTACATATAAAAAAGACATGAGTAAGTTCGTTCGAGATGAACGAGCAGAGAATCAAGACGAGAATGAACTTCGTAGGTATCCTAAGCAGGGTCACCTAATGATGTTTGAGTACAAAGCAAAGATGAAATACCTACCATACTATGATAGGTTCCCTCTCGTCTATGTAATAAAGGCATCGCCAACAGAATTTATGGGTGCTAATCTGCACTACATGAATCCAAAGAAAAGAATCTTGGCGACTAAGAAATTGATGGAAGGAAGAATTGACATTCC